CTTTACCTTTCCGACTTTACTGGGATTGGTAATTGTAAGCGACCAACCACTTGGACGCTGTATAAATAAATAAATTTAAAATTCATGCCAGAACACGGGGATGAAGTTGACACCTAAAGTCAACTGACTCGGTTCGGTGCGGCAAAGGGGGGTGTAACTGGAAGGGGTTACATAAACAATGTTATATCCACCCACCTTAACCTGCACTTACGGTAAGTTTCATTAGGGATGTTTAACTACAGCGGATTTATCATGGTCCATAGTTATCAACTAATGATGAGGAGACTTATCGCTCTGGATAACCGAATTTTCTGTAAACTCTAACAAACCGTACGTTGTCCCGGTTGTTTGTTGGAGGATAGCGGAGAGCTAGGTGAAGCCTTGGGAAACCCAGGTGAATTTGAGATTTGTGATGTTATACAATTAAGACAAGTGAAAAATCGTGAACCACATGTAAAAGAACTCCGAATAGCACTCAAACGGCTAATAACCATGAGTGTCAAACCACGGAATCAAATCCAACATTGTCGATGTACCGAAAGTCCGGCTTTAAGTGTTGTGTTTGGTATGGTTTAACTTATTACTTCTACTTCATCGAAATATCATATAGGTAATTCATCCTCACAAGTAGATAAAACTGTTACTGTTCCCTTCTTCAGTAAATTATTAAGCGGGTTTGCCACTAAGTTTAATGAAACAATGTCAAACTCTTCTTTGCCAACTTCTCCTTATAAAGCATTCACTATAACTGAAAACGCAATCACTTTCACTAGATCTAACTTTTTAATGTATTTTGAAGATCTTGGGATGGTGCCACTACATGAATTTATTGAGAAAAATAATAGTTGGTTGTTACTTGATAAATTAGAAATTAATGCGTTATTTATTGCTGTACCTAAGTATGCTCAAGAATATTGTGATCGTGTGTATTTTCAACAAATGTTTTACTTAGTTGACTTTGCGTTGCCAAATAAAACGCAATGGGACATGCAATATGAGCAACTATTAGAAGATAACATGTTACCACATAATTTCTCTTTCCCAGACATGGATGATATAATAATTAACGAAGAAGATCTCACTAATAATGATGACAATTATAATGATGAAGAAATGGGTGTTGACCCATACTCTAAGGACGACGATAATAATGTTATTGTAGAATCTGTTTCTACCACAAATTCAAATGAAGATGATAATAAGGATGATCCTATGACATTAGATGAGGATCAACATTTTTCGGAAGATGATGGTTATCTCCCTCCAGGTTATTATGATCAAGATTATAACTATAATATTCATCCACAGGATGATATATCTCGAGATGAACACTCTCCTCAAGTTTCTCAAGATCCATCTGTATTCAAAACTGATTCCATGTCTAGCTCAGGATTTAAACGATCCTGGTCACAAGAAGTTTTGATTGATGGTAAGACTCAGTCTGACCATTACAATGACTCTCATTCTGTTAAATCTGACAATAATAAAAATTTACGCCGTGCTCAATATATTTACCCAGACCGATTTGCTAGATCTGGACCAAAGCAACGCGGACCTCAACGATGTAATGGGAATAATAAACATCGTAAGCCCAAACATCAAGGCGATAAGACTGCTATTAAACAATTAGTTGATTTACGTAATCAAAAACGAGCTGAGAAAATTAAAGCAGGCCGTGAATGGAAAATGAAAAATAACGCTAGAGCATCGAAAAATCAAGCTTTGTTAAATCAAGCCTATTCTGAATTTAATGATCGTAATTATGGTGAGAGGCAAGGTAAACTTGAAGCCATACAAACAGAATTAGACTATCTTATGCGTCCT